AAGGAAGAAAATTATGTCAGTGAAATATTTTGCAAAAGTCATTAATAATAGAGTTACAAAAGTAATTAAAGCAACTCAAGAATTCATAGATTCTTACGATGATGGAGTTGATGGAGATTGGATTGAAACTATTAAAGATAATAATGGAACAGAAGCTCATAAGTACCATTATGCTGGAGAAGAATTCTGGTATGATGCAGACGAAACCGCATTCTATCCCCCATCCCCACATGCTTCATGGACATTAGACTCAAATTTTAATTGGAATGCTCCTGTAGCATATCCCACTAACATTCCACAAGTGGATGATGGTGAAGGTAATCAAATTGATTCTGTTCTATATAAGTGGAATGAAGAAACAACTTCTTGGGATGAAGTAGAGTAGTATAAATATGATTAAGAAATTTAAAGGTAGAAACTAAATGGCATATATTGGAGCAGAACCGTCCTACGGTGTATTTGAAAGACAGGTTATTACTGGCGATGGCACAACCACACAGTATGTACTTGACCATACAGTTGCATCCCCAACTCAGTTGTTGGTGGTGTTAGGTGGTATCGTTCAAGAACCAGAGTATTCATATTCTACTTCTACGACAAGTGGTGTATCATATATTAACTTTTCTGAAGCACCAGACAACGCAGACAGAGGTTCTATTGTTTACATGGGTAGACAATTACTTACTGCAGCTGCAACGAATTCAAATACTCACATTGATGAGTTTAACGGTGATGGTTCAACAACTGCATTTGCACTAACCGAAGTTCCTGCTTCTAATACGTCAGAGAACTTTATGGTATTTGTTGATAATGTATATCAAAGACTTGGTTCTTCATATGCATATACTGTTTCTGGTTCAACATTAACCTTTACATCTGCTCCAGCATCTGGAACAAATAATATTCAAATTATACAATTGAATGGAGTAAACACACTAAATAGTGTTGCAGATGGGACAATAACAACCGCAAAAATACAAAATGCACAAGTTACTAAAGAGAAGTTAAACTTTGATCCAGAAGATGACGCAACCGCATTAGCAATTGCATTAGGATAAATAATAGGAAAAAAACATGGCGAACACATTTAAAAACGCTGCACTGGCAGATGTAAGTAATAGTTCTTATCAAACATTATACACTGCCCCAGCAAATACACAAACAGTAATTCTAGGACTTGCAATTGCAAACAAATCATCAAGTGCAGTCACAGTCCAAGTTCAATTCAGAGATGGTTCTGCATCAGCAGACTTTCAGTTACTAGATGATGTAAGTATTCCAGCGAATACTACACTAGAAACTCTTGCTGGACAGAAGTATATCTTAGAGGCAACAGACGTATTAAAAGTTAAAGCTGGAACTGGTTCGGCACTAGATGTTGTTCTTGGTTTCATGGAAAAAGCATAAGGGGATAAACTATGCCATATCTTGGAAGTACACCAAATGCTAGTTTCTCTTCAAGAACTAAACAAGACTTCACTGCAAATGGAACTACAACAGCATTCACATTAAGTAGTGCAGTTGCTTCTCCAAACGATATTGAAGTATTCGTAGGTAATGTTCGCCAAGAACCTACTGATGCTTATACCGTTAATGGAACAACTCTTACAATGTCTGTAGCTCCAGCAACTGGAATGAACTTCTATGTCGTATTCAAAGGACTAGAAGAGAACTCAGTAGTTCCTGCTGATAATTCAATTAGTTCTGCAAAGATTGCTTCAAGTGCAGTGACAGATGCAAAGATTGCTTCTGGCATTAGTTCTTCAAAACTTACTGGTGCTTTACCAGCGATTAGTGGTGCTGCATTGACAGGTATTAGTGTTGTTGCTGGAACTTGTGTTTTTCGTGCAAAGGGGACTGCCGGTTCTTGGGCAGCAGCTTCAGGCGGTACTAAAATTATTCTAGGTGGTGAATGGGAAGATTCTGACAACGTATACAATACTACTACAGGACTTTTTACCGCTCCAGCAGATGGTGTTTATCACTTTTATGCTAATATCTATACAGGAAACCAAGATGGTTCAAATGGATTTGGATTTAGGAAAAATGGGTCTTTCAATGGAATGAATGATTTTCACAATCAATATAGTAGCTATATGAGCCAAAGTGATGCATCTGACTGTATGGTTAGTATGTCTCAAACTTACACCTTATCCTCTGGAGATACTATAGAAATTGCTACAGCAACACAAAGTGATTTTTATTACGGCCATTGTAGTTTCGGTGGGCATAGACTTAGATAGGATGATAAAAGCATGACTTATATAGAACAAAAAATATGGGATGAATCCAGTAGTTTAATTTGGAAAGAGATTGTTACTCGGTTCGGACAGTCTGAGTATGATGATGAAGATAGGAGAGCAATACATATTGCAACTCTAAAGTCTGAGTGGGATGCAAAAGATTATGCTAGAAAACGTAAAGCTGCGTATGACTTACTCAATCAAGATGAAATGAGATTTGACGATGTAAAGAATTCAACGACAACTTGGGTAGATGCTATTGATGCGATTAAAGTAGCACATCCGAAACCAGAGGCATAGAACATGGCACTAAGTAAAATACAAGGAATTGAAGGACAGGTTACACCAAACCTTGGACGTAGAAATCTAGTAATCAATGGTGCTATGCAATTGGCTCAACGTGGGACGAGTTTTACTGGACTACAAAACACTCCGCAGTATGCAACTGATAGGTTTGAATTTAGAAGAATTGGTACTTGGGCATCAGCGCAATTTGCTGTAACTCAAGAATCAGATGGGCCAGCTGGATTTGCTAAATCTCTTAAACTTGCTACAACTACAGCAGAAACTGACCTTAGTGCTATTGCTGGACTTAGCACAATTTTAGAAGGTCAAGATTTACAGTCTTTGAAGTGGGGAACTACATCAAAAGAAGCTATGACTTTAAGTTTTTGGGTTAAGTCTTATCAAACAGGGACATATAGTTTTGTATTACAAGCAACTAATGTTAACAGATCAATCTATGGTTCTTTATATACAATCAATCAATCGAATACTTGGGAAAAGAAAACTATAACAATTCCAGCGCCTGTTATAGCGTCATCCAATGCGATTACTAATGACAATCAAAATGGGTTTGAAATGGTCTGGCATTTTGCTAAGAGAACTGATCAAGGAGAATTGACTAATAATTCTTGGGATGAAACTACTAATTCAAATGCATTACGCTTTTATTCTGTTAATGGACAAACTATAAACGGATCTACAAGCACTGATAACTATATTCAAATCACAGGAGTTCAACTAGAAGTCGGCGATACTGCTACAGAATTTGAGCACCGTCCATACGGTGAAGAACTAGCGCTCTGCCAGAGGTACTATCAAAAAATAGGTGCTGTTGCAAGAGTTTCTTTCGGAGCGGCAGTTGCTCATACGACAGGAGCTGTCTTTTGTCCTGTCAGATTTATGACTACTATGAGGACAACTCCTTCTCAAAGTCATAGCGGATCAGAAAACTTTTATGTAACAGGAAGTAATCAAAATCAGAGTCCGCCTTCTGGTCAGACTTTTGGAACGGAAGGGATAAACATTAACGGAGTAACAGTTTCAGTGCCTGGCACTTTTACTGTCGGTCACGGTTATTGGTTTAACTGTAAAGCAGATGCCGTTGGATATATAGCTTGGGACGCAGAATTATGATTATTACAAATGCACAATATAAAACAGATTCATTGGATGTTGTTAATTCAGTCCAAGCAACAATAAACGGACAAGTAATGTCAGTCCCATTAGAACCAGCCAATCGTCACTACGCAGAAATTCTAAAACAAGTTGCAGATGGTGATTTAACAATTGCAGATGCAGACTAAATAGTATGAACGAGATTAGGAAAAAATAATATGCCATTCATAGGACAACAACCGTTAACAGGTGCGTACTCTAAGTTGGATTCAATTACAACTTCAGCAACCGCAACCTATAACTTACAGTTGGATAGTGCTGCTTATTCTCCAGCAAGTGCAAACCATCTACTGGTTTCCCTTAATGGTGTTATGCAGGCTCCACAAGATTCATTCACAGTTAGTGGTTCAACAATCACATTCGCTTCTGCATTAACAAGTTCTGATAACATCGACTTTATTATGGCACTTGGTGACGTTCTAGATATTGGAACACCAAGTGACGGTTCAATTAGTTCTGCAAAGATTGCTGCAAGTGCAGTGACAGATGCAAAGATTGCTTCTGGTATTAGTTCTTCAAAACTTACTGGTGCTTTACCAGCACTTGATGGTTCTGCATTAACTGGAACTGACGCAACCACCGTTTATGACCAATTTAGACTAACCTCAAATAGAAGTGGTGATGGAGATATTACTGCAAATATTGAAAGAGTTGATGATGCTTCGATTGCATCAAACTCTAGTAGTCAAGTTTCCGAATCTAGTGGTGTTTTCAGTTTTCCAGAAACAGGAATATATTTGGTAGTATTCGCATACAAAATGTTATGTGGAAATAATGATAACATTGTCGGTAGAATTATGGTTACAATAAACAATAGTTCTTATGATGATGTTGCACAATCAAATTGTAGTGGCCCATCTGGATTAGACCAAACAGGTGGTTGCACCACACTTATTGATGTTACAGACACATCAAATGTTAAGGTAAAATTTAATATGACAAGTGTGGGTTCTGGTTCAAATCTAATTGGTAGTACAGACACATCACAAACTGCATTTACTTTTATTAAGATAGCAAACACATAAGGGGTATATGATGGATTATTTACAAATTGCACTTGCAAGATTAAATACAGAAACCCCTAATTGGTGGGGATTTGCAAAAACAGATTCAGATGGAAATGTTATTCCAAATGACCAAAGAATGTCATATGATAATGTAATTGTCATTATAGATAGTGTTACAAAACCGACTGAAACACAAGTAAACGCAAAGATTGCTGAAGTAAAACTTGATGAAGTCCGTTCAGTTCGCAATACTAAACTTGCAGAAACAGATTGGGTTGTCACTAAGCACAAAGAGTTAGGAACTAATATTCCTACTGCAATGAAAACATACAGAGCAGCTCTCAGAGATATAACAGACAGTGCAACATCTTTAGATGATGTAACTTGGCCGGAGAAACCATAATGGCGTTAATTAAGATTAAAAAAGATGCACTTCCAAATACATATGATGCAGAAGTTCTTTTAGTTGCTGGAGGTGGTTCTGGCGGTGGTTCTGGGTCTGCTGATTCTTCTGGTGGTGGAGGCGGTGGTGGAGTTGTATATACTACGGTGCAAATGACTTCTGGAGAAACATATACAGCAACTATTGGTGCTGGTGGCGCTCAGGTTTCAAATAATTCTCACGGAAATAACGGTGGAAACACTTCTATTTCTGGTTATAAAATTTCTGTTCCAATCGCTATCGGTGGTGGCGGTGGTTGTGGCGAAGCTGGTGCCCCTCGTATTGGTAGAGGTGGTGGTTCTGGTGGTGGAGGCGGTGGTTACTCTGGTGGTGGAGGCTTCGGACTTGCTGGACAAGGAAACGCTGGCACTAGCGCAGTACTCGGTGTAACAGGCACTGGACAAGCAAATAATTCTACACTTGGTACATCTGGCGGTGGCGGTGGAGCTGGTTCAGCTGCTGGTCATTCTCAAGTTAGTATAGGTGGTGGGCCTTATAATGGACATGGACAAATCAATGATGGTGGATGGGGAACACAAGCATTTGGAACAATGTTAGATCATGTAAATCAAGGACAAGATCTGAGTGGTGGGAACTTTTTAATCGCTGGTGGCGGCGGCGGTGGTGCTGATAACAGAAATTCTGGTAGTACTACTGGCGGCAAAGGCGGTGCTGGTGGTGGAGGCAATGGGTGCAATGCAACAACTAATTCAACCCCAGCTGCTGGTACAGTAAACACTGGCGGTGGTGGAGGCGGTGGTTGTGGAAGCACTCCAACTGGAATAGCTTCATCTGGTGGTGCTGGTGGTTCTGGCCTCATAATTATTAGATATACTGCATCCCCATCTAGTGCTTCTGGTGGAACAACTTCAACAGTAAGTGGATACAATTATCATGTATTTACATCTTCTGGAACATTTACGGCAGGAACAATATAATGGCACATTTTGCAAAAGTAGTAGATAATAAAGTAATAGAAGTTATTGTTGCTGAACAAGAATTTGTTGACAATTTAACTGGTGAATGGATTCAAACTTCATATAACACATTCAATGGGGTTCATGCTTTAGGTGGAACACCATTAAGACAGAATTTTGCGGCAGCTAATTATCATTATGATAGAGATGCTGATGTATTTTATCCACCAAAACCATATGTTAGTTGGGTATTAAATGAAGAAACTTGGACATGGGCAGCTCCTATTGCATATCCAAGTTCTGGAGACCATACTTGGAATGAAGATGACCAAGCTTGGGATGAAGTATAAATAAAAAGAAACAGGACAGACAAAGATGCCAATTTCAAAAATCAAAAGTAATGCAATCAATGACGATGCAATCACAACTGCAAAACTTGTTGATAATGCAGTAACACTTGGAAAGACTAATAACCTTTTTGTAAACACAGAAATTTCTGGAA